GGCTCCACGGCGTCTTACACGGGGATTGCTCCGGCGTGTTGGTAGGACGGACAAGTTGGGGGTCTTAGGCCCGCGCGGATTTCTTGGTCCCCGGCGTATGAGCGGAGCAATTTTAATTCCAGGTTTAGCCGCTTTGATTGTTTGCATGTTTTATAGATTTTATATCCCCCGTAAATTGCTATAATCAGAAAGATGAGAAGTACGATGAAGGTTGTGTCGTATGAGAATTTCTTTCGTTGGGGGGTTTTGTTAGTGTTGAACCAATGGCCGAGTAAATCAAACATGTATGTAACCGCATTCGGTACAACTAAACCCCCACTTGACTGGGGTTTGCGGTATGAATCAATTCGTGATACTCGCAAAGCTGTACTTCGGTTGGAACGGCATTGACGCTAATTTTGATGCTACGTTCAATATGGTATTGCTCTTCTACGCTGATGCCCCAGGCATCGGCGAAGTTTTGTCTGGTCTCCAAGGAAATGGTGGGCTCACCGAGCTTCCACCATCTTCGCATACGGTTGTAATGTTCTTCCAACCATGGGCTGAGCCGGATCCTTGCGGCTCCGGGAGTTGCCTGTATCATCTTGGTAGCTAATGCTGAGGCAATTGGAACGCCCCAACTAGCGGCCCTCTCACATAACCCGAGAGTGTGTATGAAAGCCCGCATTTTAGATCGACCATAATTATTAACAGACCAAGATGTTCGGCCAAGTACCCTCTCGGGGCGCCTAGCCATAGTCCATCCATAGTCTGTAAGTATAGGTCTAGCCTGACAAAACTCGAGTTGATTAAACTCAAGAGCCACTTCAAACTTCATATTGAAGCCAAGGGAGTGGAATATTGAAATGTTGCGTGATGCCGAGAGCTGTGATCTTTCAATCACGATGACTGAATCGTCGCCATTGACCATGATAGAGTGTTTGTAGATACCATTATTGGTCAGATAGAGTTTGAGCATTGACCACATAATTAGACTGTTGCCCAATCCTGTGTCCATGTCACCACTCATGCGAGTCCCATGGGTCTTGTAGGTCAACCCAGATCTAGAGCGCCCTGAATTCTCAAAGGTACGTGTCCAGAGCCATCGAATACGTCGAGAGTCACGTGCTGGAAATAGTTTGCAGTAAAACTCCATCATAAGACGGAGCCACTTCACATCAACGCAACTGTCAAACTTACTGGCATCCAGTAGCAGATACACTGGCTGTGAAAAGGCCCCACTCTTCTTGTGAAGTTCAGAGGCAATGGTAAAAGGGTCAGATTTCCCAACGATGTAGGTGTCATACTCG